CGCAGAGCCGATGTTCACGACCGTGGTCGAACCGGACGCGCCGCCGGTGCCGAGGTTCACCGTCTTCGTGACGCCGGTCGTCGTGGCGCCGGTGCCCATGCCGTAAGTCGCGGTCGTCGTCGCAGTGCCGATGGTGGCGGAAGCTGCCGAGACCGTGACGGTTCCGGATGCCGTCAGCGTCCCCGAGAAGGTCTTGTTCCCGGTAAAGGTTTGCGTGCCCGCGAGGATCGCCAGTTCCGACGAGGTGTTCGGCAGCGTGTAACTGCGCGTCGTGCCCGCGCTGATCCCCACCAGCGAGAACGTGGCCTTCTTCGTCGGATCGGCATCGTTCACCAGGCTGAACACCGCGTCCGAGACGTCGCGCGGCTCGCCAACCACCTCCCAGGCGCTGCCGGTCCAGACGAGGAACCGCCCCTCGGCCGCGACCCACACCATCCAGCCGGTGCGCGGCACAAGCCGGATCCACGCGCCGTCCACCCAGAAGGCGATGTTCAGGTCCCACCCAGCCCAGAGGCCGGTTGCGCCTGAAGCCACCAGATAGCGGTTGCCGTCGGCCGGGCTGGCCGGGGGCGTGGTGCGTGTGCGGTCAAGAACGGATAGCTGCACCATGGCATCGAGCAACCGTACCGCCTCGTTGTGGGTAACATGCTTCTGCGCCTGCGCAGCGAGGAGGTAGGGCAGGCCCAGATGGGTCGTGGTGTCGGACATGGGGGTTCCCGCGGGTTGTGATCAGAATTGCAGCGTCACGGAAGCAGGCGTCCCGCGGCCGAGGCGGTTCGAAAGCTGGAAGATGCGGATCGCGAGCGTCTGGCCAAGCCCGAGCGGCGCGCCCCAATCGGCGGCCTGCTGCGCGGCGGTGTAGAGGACGGAGGTCGTGCTGCTGGTCAGGGTGCGCTTGATGGCTGCTCCGTCGAGGATCTGGACATCGTAGCTTTCTAGATCCTCGGCCAGCGGTACCTCGACCTGCTCCCAGGCATCGGCCACTAGCGCGCGGGATCGCCGTGTCCAGCGGATCGTCAGATCGCCCGGGCTGCGGGCTGTTCGCCATGGCTGTTCGACATGAACCGGCGCGAAGGGCACAAGCCCCCGGCCAGTGGGGGTGAAGCCCAGCGCGGCATAGCTTGCGTCGCTGACGGCACGCGCGGCCGGGCCGACCCGCCAGTTCCACGGCAGGCCGAGATCGGCCTCGGCGATGGGCAGCGACGTCAGCGTTGCATCCAGCACCACGACGCGCGCCCCAGCCGGGGCCGGGTTGCCCATGGCATGTTCCGTTCCGCGCTGGCCGCGCAGGAGGCGCGCCAGGCGATAGCGGCCGGGGGCGATCAGTTCGGCTTGGCCAGCCTGGACGATCTCCCAGACCCCGGCCGCTGTCTCGACGGCCAGTGCATTCGCCCCGCCGAACAACGCGACGTCCGTGACGCTCTCCAGCGTCCCCGACAGCAGATCGACCACCAGCGCGTTGCCCATATCGAAGCGCGATGTCGGCCCCGGAAAGAAGTCGAAGGCCAGTGTGCCGATCCGGGCTCGAGTGCCGAAGGTGGTCAGCAGGTTGAACCCGTCCGTGGATGCGCTGCGGAAGACCGCGATCTCGCCCGGCCATGGGCTGGCATGGGCGGCGACCAGGGGGCGATGGGCGGGCTGGTCCTCGGTGATCTGCGGGATGTCCAGCATTACCACCTCGGGCATGCCGAAGATGACGGGGCTGGCAAGCGAGGCCGGGCGTGGATCGCCGGGTGGCAGGTCATAGGCGGCGCGGTCCTGGCGGACGGCCTCGATGCTTCGCGCCTCGGCATCGGCGATCGAGACAAGGCGGAACTCGACCTCCCGGCCGTCATGCGCCAGCCGGATGACGTCGGCCGGATCGAGGGCGAGGCGCGAGGGCGGCAGACGGAAGGTGGCGCTTTCCCGGCCGATCCAGGCTTCCATCAGCGCGCGGCGGCAGCGGCGTTCGGCCTCCTCGGGCGGGATCGCCATCGGAAAGTTCTCCGAGGCAATGCGCGTCGTGTCGACGGTGATGCGGCGTGCCTCGACGAGGGCGGCGTCGTAATCTTCGTCGGCGCGGGCGACCTGCCACTTCAGCGCCTGGGGCAGTTCGGTCTCCTGGCCGCGCGTCAACTCGAAGGCCTCGCCCTCCCGGCTGGCGACCAGATCGTCGATGGCCAGCGTCGCGATGGATGCCCGCCCGCGCATGACGAAGCGGATCACGCCCTCGGTCTCGATGGCATCGAAGCCGAAGTGGCGGGCTAGTGTGGAAATCGACGCGCGCGGGCTTTCGAGCGCGCCGATCACATAGCCCTCGACCGCGCCCCAGAGACCGGAGACGTCGATGAACGCCTCATCAAGCCCGGCACGCAGACAGAGGTGCCGCACAAGGGCCGCAAGCGACACCGCGCCGACCCGTCCGGTCAGCCAGTGACCAAGCCGCCAGTTGGGGCCATCGGTCCAGACGCCGGTCAGTTCCGGGAAGAACGGATAGGGCCGCGCGTCCCAAGTCCAGGCGGCGCATTCCGGAACATGCACCATCCGGCCGCCATAGACGGATGAGGTCGGGTTGTTCGCGCTCTGGCCCCACCAGAGGTAACTTGCTTCGAGATAGGCGCGCTGGATCGCATCGTCGCGCCAGCCGCGGGAGAAGTAGGGCGTGAAGCTCTCCGACGACTTCGGGTCGAAGAACACGTTGGGCTGGTTCGTGCCTCGGTCGATGGCGGGGCACCCCAGTTCGGTGAACCAGACTGGCTTCGATTGCGGCACCCATGCCGTTGGCGTTGCGCTTTCGATCCCGCCCGGCCGGTTGAAATGCGGGTTCGACCACCAGGCACGCAGATCCTTGTAACGGAAGACCCAAGGCTTGCCCGCGCTGCCATCGGTGATGGACGTCCGGATCTGGGCCGACCGGTCGGCCGCCGTGGCATAGAACCAGTCGAAGCCCTCGCCGCCGGCGATGTTCGCCTGCAGGTAGCCCCGGTCATGGATCGCGGGCCAGCCCTCGAGGGCATCGGCATGGTCGAACCCGTCCCGCCAGTCCGACAGCGGCATGTAGTTGTCGATGCCGATGAAGTCGATATTCGCGTCCGACCAGAGCGGGTCGAGGTGGAAATAGACATCGGCCGTGCCGTCGCCGGGCTGGTGACCGAAGTATTCCGACCAGTCGGAGGCATAGCCGACCTTGGTGCCGGGCCCGAGGATTGCTTTCACGTCGGCGGCCAGCGCCTTGAACGCAGTGACGGCGGGATAGGCGCTGGCGCTGGAGCGGATGGTGGTCAGCCCGCGCATCTCGGTGCCGATCAGGAAGGCATCGACCCCGCCCGCGACGGCACAGAGACGGGCGTAGTGCAGGATCATGCGGCGCAGGCCCCAGTCACCGGAGGGGCCTGTCCATGCGACGGTGTCGCCCGAGATCGCAAACTGTCCCGGGGTGGCGGCACCGAAGAAGGCTGCGACCTGCGTCGCCGCGGCAGCGGTCTTGTCTGCGGTTCCGGCAAAGCCTGCCGCAGGAGAACTGGTGATCCGTCCACGCCACGGGAAACTCGGCTGGCCCGGCGTCGCGGCATTCGCGCTGTAGGGGTTCGGCAGCGTGTTCCCGGGCGGCACGTCCATCAGCAGGAAGGGATAGAAGGTGACGCGCAGCCCGCGCGCCTTCATCTCGCGGATCGCCTGCACCACAGCGAAATCCGCAGGTGTGCCGCCGTAGACCGGCCGATCCTCGGCATCGCGGCTGACGAGGTGCGCATTCACCCGCGCTACGCCGTTGACGGTCCAGACTTTGGGACTGGTGACCTTGGTTGCCACCTCCACACCGGGCTTGATCGAGCAGTTCCCCGCACGCAGGTCGTTGCCGAACCAGGCGACGACGAGGCTGACGCTCTCCACGGCCGGGGCCATGGCCTGCAGGCGGTCGAGGGCCACGACGATATCGGCTTCATCCGGCAGCGCGTTCAGGTTCTCGGCCGAGGTCGTGCCGCCCGTGGTCTGGCCGAAGACAGTGGTCATCGCCCCAACCGTCTTGCGCACGGCTTCGGTCGCATAGATGAACTCGCCCGAGGCCGGGATCAGGGTCACCGCCTTGACCAGCCCCTCGGCGGTATCGGCATCCGCCAGCGGCCGGAAGACCTCGAAGGACAGCTGCGGCAAGCGGTTGCCGTAGGTGGAAAGCGGCAATTCCTCGAAAACGACGTAGGCCGTGCCGCGATAGGCGGGGGTGTTTGCCGCGCCCATCTTCGCTGCGATGAACGGGTCGGCCGCTTGCGCCTCGTTTCCCGGATACCAGCGCCAGGTGATCCCCGTCATGTCGAGCGGCTTGCCATCGGCCCAGATGCGCCCGATGCCAGTGATCGGTCCCTCGGAGAGCGCCACGGCGAAGGACGCATAGTAGAGGTATTCGGTCCTCTGGACCTTGCCGCCCCCGCCGCCCTTGCCGCCGCCTTGCGTGGTGGTTTTGGTCTCCTCGCGGAAATCTGTCGCCCAGATAATGTTGCCGCCGATCCGCATGCGCCCGTAGAGGCGCGGGATGATGGCCCCCTCGGTCGCGGACGTGATGCGCAGGGAATCCAGCCGCTGGTCCTCGATCTTCTGTGCGGGCGCCAGCGAGGACACGATCCAGCTGTCGACGACCGACCCGATGGTCGAGCCGATGAAGCCGCCGATGGCGGCCCCAGAGAAGCCGAGGATCGCGCCGCCGAAGGTCCCGCCGATGGCGGAACCGACAGCGCCGAGGACAAGGGTGGCCATGGGGAAATCTCAGCGTGCGGGGAAGAGGAAGGCGAAAGCGACCTTGCGCGCCCAAGCGGATGTCAGCGGTTCCTCGATCACGCCGAGGCGTTCGTAGGCGTGAACGAAGGTGTCAGGTCCGGTCAGGATGCCGACGTGCTTGGCGATGGCGCGGGGCATCATGCGGAAGAGGATCAGCGCGCCGGGCGGCGCATTAGCGGGTGCGATCTCCGGCATCATGCGGCGTGCGCCGTCGGCCAGCACCTCGCGCGGCCCGGTCTCGCCCCAGTCGCGGCTATAGGGTGGGATCGGGAACGGCTCGGGCCCCACCACCTCGCGCCAGACACCGCGCGCGAGGCCGAGGCAATCGCAGCCGACCCCGCGCAAGCTGGCCTGATCGTGGTAGGGCGTACCCAGCCACGACCGCGCGACGGCGATGACGCGAGCCGGATCGGCCGTTGGGACTGTCGCGGTCACAGTACCGCCCCGTCGTGACCGCCATCCTTCGTCGCATAGCGCAGGACCGCGTCTTGGCCCGGGATGTGCGGGAAACCCCGGAAGTTGGCGACATTGGCGAACTTCGCGCCGCAGGTCGCGATCCGCTTGTCGCAGCCCGCCCTGACCACGAAGGCATCCGTCGCCGTGATCGGGCGCACCGGCGCTTCCAGCAGGGTCAGGATCGCCACCCCGTCGACGAGGTCATGCGACAGAACCTCGACCCGCCGCCCCGCGTTGGCGCCGGTCAACCATTCGACCAGCCCGAAGGCAAACCAGCCTGCTGCAAAGGTGCCGAGGCCGGAGGCCGTGAACGCTCGGTCGCGCAGCACATCGATGACCGAGCCGGTCCCATTGAAGGCCGGGGCCTCGCCGTTCACCCCGCAGCGCGTATCGCCCAGCGCGGCGTCGCAACTCGCCTGAAACGTCCGCCCGACTGTCTGGCCGAGGACATGGGCGAGGCTCCGAACCTCCGCCACGAAAGCCAGCCGCCCGCGGCGTATCTGGCCAATGGCCCCGCGCCGGAGGAGCACGCCCTGCGCGGAACTCGCCCAATTTACCCGCCAGACCTCGACGGCCGCATTGTCCCAGCGGCCGTCGAGAATGTCGGTCTCGGTGATCCGGTCAGACGACAGCACGCCTTGCGCGTCCTGCGCGTCGACGGAAAGGTCGGAGCCAGACCGCACCTCGGAGGCGGTCAGGCCGCTTTCGGGTTCGAACTCGGTCCCGTCGAAGGTGAGGGTGCGGTCATGGTCCGTGAAGCCGTAGGTCATCCCATCGACCCGGGTAATGCGCCAGCACCAGCTGAGTGTCGTGGTGCCTTCGTCGAGATGGGCCTGCAGCGCAGGGTTCAGAGATTTCATGTGCGGATTTCCACGAGGGGGATCGAGGTGATCGACCCGAGACGTTCGAGATCGAGGGTGACGTCGAGGACGTCGGTGTCGAAGCGGACCGGGACGTCGAATTCGAAGCCCGCGGTGATGGCGACGCCAGCGGCGGGGGCCGTGGTGAAGGTGATGAGGCCGGTTGTCGTGGAAACAGACCAGCCAGAGGCTTGGGGCGTACCGTTCAGGGCGATGGTCACGGTCCCGGCGACGGGCTTGGTGATGGTCCGCGTCCAGAACTGCGCGCCGGAAATGTAGTGCTTCGTGAGCTGAAACAGCGTGGCCGCCCCGTTGCCGGTGCCGATGGGCTGATCGGTCGGGCCCGGCGTCTGGGACGGTGGGCAGGACTTGAAGTCGGCCCAATCCTTGAAGCGGAAGCCGTGGAGGCGGCCATTGCGGGCCTCGAAGAAGGCGACGACCGCCGCCAGATCGTCGGTGCGGCGGATGCCATAGGCCACGTCGTAGCGGCGGCGACTATTGGCCCAGCTAGCGTTGCGCTCCTCGGCGCCCGAGGCCAGCTCGACGATCTGGGTGCGGCGCTCCGGGCCGCCGCGCGCGCCGCGGCTGATGTTGTCCGGAAACCGGACTTCGTGAAATGCCATGGCTGATCCTCACATGCCGCGCCGCCCGAGCGACACGGCGCGGGCGATGTCGCTGGCGACCTGCGTCCGGGACTGGCGGAAGCTCTCGGCATCGCGAGCGTTGATGGTGATATTGACGGTAGAGGCATCGGCTTGGCCGTAACCGGCTGCTTCCCGGCGCGATAGGACCCGCTCCCCGCGCTGCAGGATCGCGGGAACTTCATCGGGTCGCAGACCGGCCCAGCCGCCGTTGTGCATGAGTGGGGCATTGGCGAAGGCCAAAGCCGGGACCAACCGGCCGGGACTGGGGGTGCCGACCATCCCGCCCGAGTGCAGGATGTTGGCGAAGATGCCGCCCGCGCCGCCCAGCGCTCCGGAAAGGGCATTGGCGATGGGGCCGAGGATGAAACGACGGGCGGCGAGCTTGGCGAGGTCGGCGATCATCGAGGTGATCAGGTCGCGGAAGTCGAGCTTGCCGGTCTTCACGAAGTCCCCGATGGCGTTCTCGGCCGAGGTGAAGGCCCCGACCAGCGCTTGGCCGATGTCCCCGCCGATGGCGCGCGCCTTGGCTGCGTAGTCGGCCAGCGCGGCGGTGACGGCCTGCCAGCCAGTCAGCGCGGTGTCCGCGCCTTCTGCCGCTGCTGCACCCGCCTCGCGCGCAGCGCTGCCTGCGCCATCGGCGGCGGTGGCGGTGTCGTTCAGCCCGGCTGTTAGGGCATCGGCCGCGCCAGCCGCATCCGCCAGCGCAGTCTCTGCCTCGGTCCCCGTGCCAGTCACCGCATCGCGCAAGGCTTGCCAGCTAGCCAGCGGCCGACCGGCGGCATCGGCGAGCATCCCGGCCGCCTCGCGATAGCCGTCGGCCCGTCCGCGGGCGTCATCAGCCATGGCCCCGAGTCCGAGCTCGGGCGGTTCCAGGTAGGTGCGTGACAGCGCGGCCGAGAAGGCATCTGCGGCAGCAGCCCCTGCGGCCGTTGCCGCACCCTCGAAGGGATTGCCAATGCGGCCGAGTTCCACCGGGTCGAGGATGCCGATCCTCACTCCGCCTTCGCCCGTCGCCCATTCGGGCAGCAGGGCCAGCGCCGCGTTCAGCGTCTCGATGAAGCTGTTGATGCGGGTGACGACGCCGTTCAGCATCGCCTCGACGCCGGAGATCAGCCCATTGGCGGCCTGGAAGGCGAAATCGCCGATGGCCCCGGGCAGACTGCCCCAGATAGCGACCGCCGCGTCGTAGACCCCCTGGAAGATCGCTGCCGTCCGGTCGCCGAAGCTTACGACGCCTGCGATGGTGCCTTCCAAGGCCGAAAGTCCTGCCGCCTTCAGACCCTCCCAACCTGCCGCCATCCGCGCGAGGGCCGCGTCCAGCGAAAGCCCGATACGGGACCAGACCTCGCGGGCCAGATCGCCAAGCAGGCGAAACGCCTCGCCGACGCCTCCAACCCGGGCCACCAGCTGCGAGAATTGGTAGACCAGTTCTCCCGCGCCGACGATCAGCGCGCCGATGCCGGTTCGGATCAGGGCCCCGCGCAGGAGGACCAAGGCGGTCGCGAGGCCGCGCACGGAGAGGGCCGCTGCCGCCATGCCAGCGACCCAGCGCCCTGCCATGACGGCGGCGAAAGTGGCGGCGTAGGAAGCGAGACGGCCGAGATTGCCGATCAGCGTGTCGATGGCAGACCGCAGGATTCCGCCTTCGGAGGCAAGGGCCACGAAGGCATTCGCAAGCGCCTCGATGGTCGGGGCAACGGCCACGGCGATGCGGTTGCGCAATCCGTCGAACACCAGCGACACGGTGCCCAGTGCCAGTTGCGTGCGGCGCAAGGCTTCGAGGGCATCACTGTCCAGCACCGCCCCGAGGTCCGAGGCTTGGTCGCCCAGCCGCGCCATCTCCGCACCGCCGTTGCGCAAGAGCGGCAGCAGGCGCGTGGCGTCGGACGCCATAGCCTCCAGATAGAAGGTCATCTCCTGCTGGCTCAGGCCAGCGCGTTCCAGCGTGTCGACGTAGAGTTGCAGAGCCTCCGGCCCCGACAGACGTGCGAATTGGTCGGCCGTGACACCGACACGCGGGGCGACATTCTCGAAGAAATCCGCCATCGGACCGCCGCCGGTCTGCAGGAAATCCCCGACCCGGTCGTTCACGTCCTTCAGGATGTCGGCCAGCTTCTCCTGTTCGATCCCAACCGTTCGCGCTCCGGCTGACCAGCGCTGCAGGGCCTCCGGCGTTGCATTTGCGACCTGCGCGAACTGCCGAATCTGCGCGGCGCTCTCGGCGGTAGACCTCACGATCAGCCCGAGCGAAGCCGTGGCCGCGGCAGCAGCGGCACCAAGGGCAAGCCCCGCGCGGCGCGCGAATCCGGCGAGCCGGGTGTTGGCCAGTTCCATCTCGCGCGACAGGCGGCCGAAGCCGCGGGCACCGGCGTCGCCTACGCCTTCCAGTTCGGCGCGCACGCGGCGTCCGCCTTCCGCCACGAGGCGGACGGAGACCTTCTTCTCAGCCATTCCGGCGTCCTTCCATCTGCTCGTTCAGTTTGCGCACCATCACCGCCTCGATCTCGGGCAGCAGTTCGGCGGCGATCAGCGCATTGACGCCCAGCGCCTTCGCCAGCGCGAGGGCGGCGCCCATGTCCCATCCGATGACCGCCCCCGGCGCGATGCGCAGCTGGCCGCCAAGGCGCTGGGTCAGGTCCCAGACCTGCCAGCCTTCGACCGTCTGCGGTCGGTTCAGTCTTGCCGGGCAGTCGGGGCAGGGGCCTGCGCAGGCCGCGCAGT